ACCAGTTGCAACAGTACCTAAAAAATCACCAAAATCACCTGCAAAATCACTAAAGCCACCATTAGGATCAACTCTAAATATCTGTCCATCTTTAGTTAGTTGGTAAAGCTCTTCTACTTTACCACCACCAACATCAGTTCTGTAATATTTACCTTCAGGATACATACGTTTAAAGTAACCTAATCTATCTGTAAACTTATTGCGTCGTGCTAAACCATCACGCACATTTAAAGATATATCACCTACAGCTTCATCTCCTGCATAATTGACACCAAATTTATCTGTTAAAACATTTTCTATACGAAGATTTTCTTGTGTGAATAATTTTAAAGTTTTTTCAAGCTGATTTTGTGCCTCTATTACTGGACTTTCCTCACCTTGATCTTTCAACATTTGTGCTTGTGCTTCTAAAGGTAGATTAGCAATACCAATACGATTTGCGTAACTACTGAGCATATTAAAAAAGTCACCACCCTCTATAGGTATTAATGAAGTTCCTTGATCCGTGGTTAAGGTTGGCTTTATACTATCATCAACTACTGGTACTGGGTCATCAGCAAAATAATCAGCACCACTTGATGCTCCTCCTGGATTTGGATCACTTGCAAAATAATCTTTTGACATTATTCGCCCTCTACTTTAAAATTAGGGTTGCGTTTCAACGTAAGTGGTTGATATAAATTATAAATTCTTTTAAGTTCATCTGTGCTAAATTCAGCCTTTTCACCATAAGTTTTTTTAGCATAATCTTGCATAGGTGATGATTTTTCTAAAAAGGTTTCAAAATCAGGTGCGTTGATTGATTTAACAATATTAAATCTAGCTATTCTATCTGGAGTAGTGATCATAGTTTGGTTTGTTGACGCATCCGTAAATACTGTAGGACTTTCTGCTTTAAAACCTTTTATTTGATTTTTTATATCTTCTGTAATAAGTGGATTATCTTTTCTGTTTTTAATGAGTTTTGCTTGTATTTCAGCATATTGCTTCATAGGTGTTTTAGAACTATTAGCTTCATTTGCCATATAGTCGTTAATTATTTTTTCCTCTGACTCATTACGTTTTGCTTCTGCTTTGAATATAGCTTCCATAACCTTTATACCCTCTCTTGTAGTAGTAAGGTTAATTCCAGCATTTTGTATTAATTCAACTTCTGACTGGTTGAGGTTTCCTGGGAAGCTTGATGCAAACTCAACAGCAAACTGGCTACCTATCTTACTTGCAAGTTGTAGATTACCTAGTGTGCCACCCAAAAATTCATCATATTCACCCTCACTAATACCAAGAGCATTTATAACATTGTTCTTTATACCAACATCTTCTAAAAACTTACCTACAGCTAATCTAAACGGTGCAGTAGAACCAGTTCTAGTTTGGTCACTCACCAAGCTTTGTAGGTTTGATAACTTTTGAAGAGCTAGAGAGTTTCTTACTCTGTCTGACGTATCCTCTTGCAACTTACCTAACATTTTAGAGTAAGTATCTTTTAAACTTTTCTGTGTGTCATAAGTACTAGCATTTGTTGTTAGTTTTGTAAGTCTATCATTATTTAAATTAAATATAAACTGGTCTACTTGAGCATCAATATCTTTTTCATTTATATCAGATCCAGCATTTTTCATTAACTCTGCTCTAAATAAGTTAGCATTATCATCTCTTAGTTTTTCAAACTCTGTGTTTGCTGGAAGTAACTTATTAGATAAAGCACTGACTTCTAATTGTGCTTTTTTAACGACCCCTGGAAGAAAATCATTTGGATTATTTACTATTAAAGAAGCTTTTGCAAATCTATCTAATTGTTCAAAATACTCTGGTTGCCATTCTTTGAGTCCAGGAATAGATTGTGATTTACCAGTAAATTTATTGACTAATGCAAATCCAGTTTCTTTACTACCAACTTTAATAAATTCTTTTTTAGCTGTATCAGGAATCAAGAATGATTTGTTAGGGTCAGTTTCGTTTACTACCATTAATCCTGCTTGTGTAGACTGTACAGATGTTTTGTCTTTACCTTGAACTTCAAACAATGGGTTTAGAACAGTCAAACCAGTATCCTCAGCAATTATAGTAGGCTTTCTTATATCAACAGCAAAACCACCACCATCACCAGTGTCAATAAACTTAAAAAACTCTGCTGATACTTCTTCTTTAGTTTTACCTCCTGGAAGTGCAGTGACTTTGAAACCACCATCTTTTTTCTTTTGGTTATAATCTATAGCAAACTGACCTTTGTCCGTGTTATATAATTTTATGTTAGATCCAGGCTTGCTATATTCTGGAACATACTTATTTGTAGTTGGGTCAAGTCTTAATAGTGTATCGCCAAGAATAACTGTTTTATCTTGTCCAGGTTTAATTAATGTTGGTGTTCCTTGAGGACTCACTTGATATAATGCACCGTCTTTAGTTTCAAACAAACTAGATTTTCTATCTAAAAATTTAGGTAGTATTTTACCGAATAAATCTGATTTAGACTTTTCAGCATCTCTTTTAGCTTGTATAAACCCTTCTGTTGCTTTTGCCTCTCGGTCTGCTTTTTCTTTAGCTTGTAACATATTTAATTTTAAGATTGGATCAGCGAGTTTTATTGTTTCCGGATCTAGAGCGGCATCCAATAAAGTTGGGCTTCTACCTACTATTTGTCCAAACTGTGCTAATGTTTGAAAAGGTAAAACACTTGCATACTGTTCATAAGCACTAGGTTTATCTACATATTGTCTTTGGAATGATGCGAGACTTGGTGCTTCTGGTCCAAGTTTTTGGGCTAAAGCTAACACTCCTAATGGAGTAGAGGTGCTTTGTTGTAAAGCTTGAAGACCAGTCACAGTATTATCTTCATTTGGTACTATTCCTCTACTCAACATAGCTGTAGGTTCGTTTTGCATCATCCTAGCCATAGCTTCCATTTGGTTTGCTTCACCAATATTCGGAGCAACTGGTGCATCTTCTGTATCTAAACTAGCTATACCACCAGTAGATTCTATTACAGTCATTATAGGTTGTACTATTGTTAAAACCGACTCCGGAGTTTTATCAGCATCTGCTTTACCGACCAACTGTCCCAACTCATTACGACGCTCCTCCACCGAGGCTTCATCACCTCTGATAGCATCCATAATTTCTTTTGGACTTTCCGCAGTATCAATATTTTGAAAAAGTTCTTCAATACCTCCCGCGATTCCACCGAGAGCCTCAGCTGATTCAACAGCCTCAGCTTCATCAAGTCCCGACGTAATACCACCCATCGGTTCATTTGTTTTAGGCATTTGAAACATTTGTCTTTGTAATACATCCATTAAAATAATCCCATTTTACTTCCTGCACCATATAAACCTAAACCAGTTATCCCAGCTCCTAATGCTTGTTGGAATAAAGGTACTTGTGGAGTACCACCTCCACCAGTTAAAGTTTGTATTTGTGTACTTGGTACACCTCTTAATATATCACTATAAAAACTTAATCTTTGTTGTGGTTCTAAAAATGCAAACCTTTCTCCAGCTAATCTAGCTTGTTCATCAGCTTGTCTTTGTGTTTGTTCTATACCACCTAACTGTGTCAATAAATTTATATCTTTTAGAGCTTGGTTTTGTGCTAACTCACCTAATCCAGCTTGTTGCATGGCTAATTGACCTTGTTGTGTACCGATCCCTGCTTGTTGTCCCGCTATTCCTGCTTGTTGTCCTGCTATTCCTGCTTGTTGTTGTGCTAATTGCCCTAACAAAGAAGCTTGGTTAGCTTGACGTCGTTGTTGGTTTTCAAACGATTGTGAAGCTATTTGTTGTGCTTGTCCAAAGTTTCTTGCTAAATCTTCAAATATTCTTCTACTTGCCACATCACCTAATTCACGTTGAGCTATGCCTTCTAGTACACCTTGACGAGAGCCACCAAATGCTCCAGCACTTACAGCTCCTGCTGACCTTCCTGCTTGTTGCTCTGCAAACTGTTTGTTGAGCTGTTGTAGAGCTTGTTCGGTTACAGCTTTTTGATATGGATTCATAAACTGTTGCGTCATGCTAGGGTCGAATATACCAGTAGATAATGCTCCAGCAGTTTCAGCTCTACCTATTGTTCCTAACCCAGTATCTAACGTACCCAAACCAGTAGATAAAGTGCCTAAAGCACCACCTAGAGTGCCTCCTGCTGTGTCTAATCCCTGAGCGGCATTAGCTAAAAATGCTTCATAATCGCCTATACCACCAGACAAGTCGCCTGTTGCAGTATCAATAGCTTGTTGTTGTAGATCAGATAAACCTAACTGTTTTGGACTTAATTTAGCTAAATCTTCTGCTGAAGGTGCTGTTCCAGTTAGCTCTTTAGCCTGTTCCATTAGCCCTAACTTATAGGCTTCTATTTCAGGGGCTTCTCTTTGTATTACGGTTTGTGTTTCATCTGCCATTAAGCTACCCTCTCAAACTTTTTCATCATTTGATACATACGTCTTGCACCTTCTTTACGGTCGCCACCTCCAGCACCTCTTACTGCTCTTGCATTCATAACAAACTCACCATCACTCAGCATAGCTGGAATAGAATCAGAAGTTGCTGTTCCAGGACCTACAATTTCACCACCTTGTGCCGCACTTAATCTTCCTGAGTAGAAAGGGTTTTCACCATAAAAATCCTTAAACTTAAATCTGTCTGGGTCTTGTCGTATTAAATCTAAACCTGTAAGAGGAACTTGATATTCATTACCATCCTCATCTTTCACAGTAAAAATAGGTGCTCCTGCTTGATCTAATCCATATAAACCTAATGTTGTTAATCCAGCAAGAGGAGCATATTTTTGTAAAGCACTTGGAGCTAGAGCTTCCTTCGCACCTTTAAAATCGGGTTTAAAATCAGCTGGAGTAAATTTAAGTCCAGCTTTTTCAAATACTTTTTTTCTTACTGCCTCTGAATCTGCAAAAGCTTTTGCATCTTTTGTCAAAGCTTCAGCAAGTTGTTTATCAGTAGGTTGTATGCTTTCACGGCTAGGAGATATATACTTTTTGTAAACATCTGTCGCTTTGTCTTTATATTCGGTGAGTGTATCAAGAATACCTTTTTCTCCAGGTGCTCCTGCTTGTCTAATAGTTTTATCTAATACTAATGATTCATCAGGTATAACTGTACTAACTTTTTGATTTGGTATAAATGCATCATCAACTGCAAATTGAGTTCCTTTAGATGTTGTTCCCACAGGTGTTGTTCCTAAAGTAGGCTCAGTTTTACTAAATGCTTTCGTAATATCAAATTTATCTGTTAATCCAGCCTCAGTGCCAGTTGCACCAAAACCACCTTGACCAAATGCCATATTACCTAATCCTGCTAAACCTCCAGATATAACAGCATTACGCAAAGCATCTTTTGGACTTTGACCTCCAATCAAACCTCCTGCTAATGATCCTATTCCAGTAGATAAAAACAAAGGCATAGTAGGTAATAAAAACGGAGCGGCGATTGGCAACACTATTGGTGCTACTTTTTTGACTATTTTTTTCAAACCTTTGAATAATTTTTTAATAAAAAACTCAGGTTGTCCAGTATCAGGATTTATAGAGTTTAACTCATTACCAACAATATAACGATACGGATCTAAGTCTAAATCACGCATTTGTTGAAACAACATATCCTTCAGCCTTGGATTATTATCCAAAACTTCCATAGGAATAACAGTTTCACCTTCTTTAGCGTGAACTACATATGTATCTCCATTACGACCGAAATCTGATAATATTTTAGAAGCATGTTCTAAAGTTGCTAAACCGATCGGGTTGGCATTTGTTACATCATATGGAAGACTTGCAATACTCATATCATCATCCTAACAGATTAAAAACTTTTATACAAGTGTGCAGTCAGTTATGAAACTGAAACTGTTACAGAACCAACGGATGCAGTACCACTATTACCGTTTACTCCTGCTATATTCAATAAAGATACCTTAACATTATTTCCTATTCTGTACAAGGTTCCTTGTTCTAAACCAACATCACTAGTTGGTAATGCTGTAAGAACTATTTTTGTGTTTCTGCCCTCTCCGGGATTACCTTGTTGCTGTATAAATACATCTAGAGTATTAACAAGATCATACATATAATCAACTGTTACTCCAGTATTTGGTTGTGGTAATCTAGGAGGAGCTAAATCTCTAGACATTATTTACGTCCATCGGGTCTTATATCTAATCTTGGTGTGCCTAATTTCCAAGCTACTCCTTGTTCTGTAGACTCTAATTTCATATTAAAAGATCTACCTCGTAGTCTAACATTAATTAAATCAGTAAATTGTTCAACTGGAGTTGTTGCTGTTCTTGTACTAGAACCACCAGAATTAGTTGAATAAGTGCTTCCTGGACCATTTCTTGCTTGTAATGTAAACGTAGCTGTTGGATTACCAGAGTTAGAAGTAGAACCTTCAAAAGTAATGTCTGGTATGAGTTGTTTTATAAAAGTAAAATTATAACCATCGCCAATATCTACTTGACTTGACTCAATTGATGCAGTCATGGCTGAGCCATCATCATCATTACCGTTTTCATGTTCAAATAAAAATTGTGATCCAGCCGCGATCGGAAATCTTCTTACACCTTTATCATGCCATGCTGTTCTTGATAATGTCCCATAATACCATGTTTGATTAGCATAATTATAAATAACATACTTATTATTTTCTTCACTTGAAGCTGATGGATAAAACCACCATATTTCACTCCATTGAGAATTGACTCCAGCAACAACTCGATCTTTTTGTGAAAAATTAAAATCTAAGAATACTTTATCTCTAACAGTACAAGCTATTTGTTGCGTACGACCAGTATATACATAAAAATTTTCTTTACCCATCCAAAATACTACATCATCAACTGCAACCGCTGACTTAGGACTAATTATAGTAATATTTTTCGAAAGTTCTTGTAATCCAAAAGTAAAGGGTGGACCAATAAACCTCATAGCAAATAAACTTTTATCAGTAAAAATTAATATTTGTTGTTTAGTTTCTACAGCTTGTATAAATTCAGAACCACTACTTAATCTTAGATCTCCTGCTGTATTTGTAGTGTCAGGTGTGAAATTAAATGATTCTTGTGATGCAAAACGTATTAGTAAAGGATCTTGGTCACTGCCTCCTAATGGGTTTGTACCAAAAGCAATTATATGTCTATCAATATCAGACACCAAGATTTGTTTTGCTATAGTAGGCACGTTTGAAGCAGTAGCCTCTGAGCTTAATAAAACGGCTCTAGCTGTTAATCCATCAGATCTGTCCCAATAAAAAATACCACCATCTCTAGGACATAAAAGCAAATCTTCACCAAAATTATCATGAGTCCACAAACGGATATTAGCAGTAGTGCCTGTACTTGCACTTAATCCCCAACCATAAGTTGATAAATCAGGATTAACACCACCCCAAGCTCCAGCACCCCAACCTCTACCACCGACAACAGTATCTAATCCAACATTAATTTGATACGCACCATCTACAGCAGAACCACCATTTCCAACATCAGAACTATTAGCTGTTACACTCACTGTAATAGTATATGAGTTTGCATTCACTACTGATGTTATCTGATGTTCTGCATTTAATATCGTAGCAGTAACTAACCCTCCTAAACTGACAGCTTCTGAAAAAGTTACAAAATCACTTTCTACTGCTCCATGAGAACTATCTGTAACAGTTATTATGTTACTACCGTCCGAAGCTGAAAAAGTAATTGAGTTTGTTGAAGTTTTACGGATAGGTGTAATATCGGTAAAAGCACCACCTTCTTCAATATAATATTTAAGATGTGTGCCAACACCCATATAATTAGAGCCATCAAGAGCAATCCAATTATGTAATGCTCTAGCAGAGCCTAAATATGTTGAGGATGATTGTTTAGTCCAACCACCTATTTTTTCTGGAAAAGCTGTATAAAATCTTATTTTTTCACCATCAAAATATCCACCCTCATTAGAATAAGAAGTGACCTCTCTATTAATTCCAGGTTTGAACTTTAAAGAAGTAAGTGGCATATATTATCCTGTTTTTTGATTTTTAGATTCTTTATCCTTACTATTTTCTAATGACTCCATTGTTTTTTTAAGTGAGTCAATTAGTAAATTACGAAAATAATTTTGTGATGCAGTAAGTTGATCTAATTCAAACTTGACTCTCAAAATTTTACTTTGTAAATCATTAAGTTGATTTTTATAATATTTTTGTTCTTCTGTTAATTCTTCTTCTTTGTAAGATTTACCATCTAAACTTAATACGTTCTCTTTAGTCACTTCAACCTCCAGTAAATTTATCTGCATCAGCTATAGCTTTATCTATAACTGTAAAATCCTCTGAGCCCCAATCGGTCAATGTTTTCTGATACTTGAGATAACCAACACTACGAGCAATCTTTTGTTTTTTGTCGTCATGTGACATATCATACCCAAAGTCTGCATCTGTCGCATCACTGCCTTTTGCATGGGTAGCAATCAAAACATTGATTACATCTGCTCCATCTAAACAAGCTTTATGTGCTTGTGTAATTTCTTCTGCTGTTCTTGACATTTTTTAACCCTCTAAAGTTTTAATTCTTGCTTCTAGTGCATCATTTTTTGCAGATAATTCTTGTATTGCTTTAACAAGTATTGGAACAAATTTTTCATATTTCATTCCATATTGTTTGCCCTCATCAACAGAAGAAATTAATAAATTTGTTTTTTTATCTTTATCATACCCATTTGCTTTTTCTAATACTTCAACTTCTTGTGCCTTAAAACCAATGTCTAACCAATCTTCTTTATGTGTGCCGTCTGGTGTTTGAGTACTAAAATCATAATCTTTGTCTGTGCTATCTCCATAATTTACCCTTTTATCCCATTTATAAGTATATGGTTTAAGATCATTTACAAAACCTAAACCTAAATCTAAATCTTTGAAATCTGTTTTATCTCTTTCATCTGAAGCAACTGTAAGGCTTACTTGACAATGAAAACCTGAAATAGCTGAATCACCCAAACAGACATTATTACTTGTTGTAACTAATGCTCCTCCGGGTTTTCCAGCTCTCCCTGAATCTTGACCAAGACAAATATTATTTACACCTGATGTAATTTCTGCTCCAGCACTATTTCCAAGCATAACATTATTGTTTCCAGTAAGTGTTGCATTACCTCCAGCAGATATACCTATAGCAACAACATTATTACAAGTTGTCGCACCCGCTCCAGCATTTATGCCAACAAAAACATTTTGAACACCATCTGTTATAACCTGTCCAGCCGCATGACCAACAGCAGTATTTGCTGAATCTTGTGATGATGTAAATTGTTGTGTTGCTAAAGCACCATGTCCTATTGCAACATTTTTATTTCCTTTTTGATCATTACCTAAAGCATTAAAACCAATAGCTACATTAAAATCAGCATCTGTTAAATTATCTCCCGCCAATCCTCCAATTAACTGGTTTTTTATCCCAGTAGTAATATTTTTTCCTGCATCACTACCAATAGCAACATTGTAAGTATTTTCACCACCAGTATTGTTTTGATCTTCTAGAGCGGCTTCTCCAATAGCTATATTATTACTACCTGTTGTTTCAGCAGATAAAGCTGATTTTCCGATCGCTACGTTTGAATTACCAGTTGTTATTGCATCTCCTGCAAGACCACCAAGAATATTATTATTGAGTCCTGTTGTAATATCATTCCCAGCTTCATATCCTATTGCTACGTTATACGAATCAGTGGCACTTGTAAAATTTTGATTTTTTAATGTGCCTTTGCCAACAGCAGTGCTTCTACTTCCAAGAGTATCAGTGCTTAATGCTTCCATTCCTATAGCAACATTAAAATCTGCATCTGTAAGTGCGTCTCCAGCTAAAGAACCAATTATTGTATTTTGGATTCCTGTTGTTATAAATGTTCCTGCAAAATAACCCACTGCTACATTATTTGAATTAGTAGCACTTGTAAAATTTTGTACAGATAAAGCATTGTACCCTAATGCTGTAGACCTACTACCTTTAGTGTCTGAAGTTAGTGTTCCAAAACCAACTCCAACATTTAAACCACCTTCAGTTAATGCATCTCCAGAAAGTCCACCAATAAGAGTATTAACAATGCCAGTTGTAATTGAGGTTCCCGCACTTGAACCTATTGCTACATTATAAGCATCTTCACTTGCATTAAGTAATTTTAATGCTTTATACCCAACTGCTACATTGTTACCAAATGTATCTTCTGTTTTAAGTGCTTCGAATCCTACTGCTACATTATTATCTCCAGTAGTAAGTGCCGTTCCAGCTTCATCACCAATTACCACATTTTCATTACCACCACTTGCGATACTATTTCCAGCATTAGCACCAAGTTTTACATTTGATGTTCCCGAAGTAGTCGTAGATATAGAATCAGATGCTGTAAGTATAATATTAGCTTCACCAGATATAGTCATGCTACCATCAGTGTTTTGATGAATAAAAGTTGCAACATCACCAAATGTAAGTTTATTAGTACTATTAAGTGTAAGACCAGTACCATCTGTATGTGTTAAAGTAGTATCACTATCAGCACCAAAAGTAATTACTGCACTATCACTAAAAAAGGTTAAATTATCACCTATTCGTGCATCATCTGTAACCTCTATATCATCTACTATTGTTTGCCCACCTAAATTTAAATCTACAAAAGCATCAATGACAGCCGCTCCACTTCCAGCACCATCAAGATATACAGCTTTAGTTTGTCCATTTAATATTGTGACATCAGCACCACTTCCTTGTGATATAGCAATGCTCTGTGAACCAGAAGTTGCATTTTCAATTATATGCACTCTTTTCATATTATTAGGAGCTATTGTTAAAGTTCTGGTTGCTGTTAAGTTTCCTGATGAGGTAACTTTAATAAATAAAGATCTAGCACTATCTGACAAACCGTCTGCTACTGTTTCAGTAGCATCTGCATCTGAACCAAACTGTATCGTAGCAAAACCTAATGCCTCACCAATTAATTCAAGATTTGTATTTGTTTTATCACCCCAAGTTCCTGCTTGTTCACCAGTTGTCATTTCCTCGAGTCTTAAATTATTTACAAATGTACTTGCCATATTATTTTCCTCTTATGCTGCGATTCCACTCCAATTTGGAGTTTGTGAAACTGTTATAGTTGAATAAGTTGTTGTCTGGTTTGGAACCACCCTTCCCCAAACATTTTCCTCTCCAGTAAATCCTGTCGCAGTTACACCAGTTACTGCAAGGCTAATGCTTATTACTACGGTAGAAGTTCCAAGTGATGAAGTTGCACTTGTGCCTGTTAACGTAAGAGTAGATGCTCCTGCGATAGTTACCGATCCTAAAGCACTAGTAGCACCACTTTGGGTAACATTAATTTCTATTGAAGGTAAAATTGTAACTGATCCAACAGAACCAGTAGCTGTGTTTCCAGTAACATTAACCTCTATTGAGGGTACTGCAACAACTGATCCTAATGCACTAGTTGCACCACTTTGAGTAACAGCAACAGGTGTAGGACTGTCCCAAGGACCGTCATTCCATGCACCTCTACCCCAACCAGTTAATCCAGTATATGACATGCCTCACCCTATAATTGTTGAACTAAGCAATCCTTATAATAGCGTTACTTGCATCAGCAGTTGGAAACTGTATTGTAAACGTTCCAGATGTTGATGTTTTATTACTTCCAAAATCTAATACACATACTGCTTTATTACTGTTAGTGTCGTTATATATTAAAGCACCCATCGCTGTAATCGATGCAGTTGTAAAACTTAAATCAGAAAAATCTGCAAAAGCAGTTGATCCAGAAGTTGTTGGAGCAATTTTAGTTAAAGAACCACCACCCGTAGCATAAGTGCCAGTTGATCCTACTTCACCAGTTGTAGTAAATGCAGTAGTACTAGCTCCTAATGTTGCAGTAGTAGAAGATTTACCTCCACTACTTTCTGCATATAAAGCTAATTTAAAATCATTACCATTAGTTGCAAAGTTGTGTGTTCCTAACATTAACTCTTTTTTAAATGAAGTACACAACGCTTGTGAAATAGTCATATTAAAGTCTCCTTATATACTCAGCCAAATCTTTTTGACCATTAGATCTTAACACATGAACTATTGTAGCTCTTTCTTCTCTTCTTGCCAAGAGCAAATAATGGTAGAGCAATTTTTTGAGATGTTCCCTAAACTCATTAGCTTGTTGTTTTATGTGTGTGGGTGCTTCATTTGATACACTAACAATCTTATCTATGGCTAATTCCGCTATCTGTTCATTCGTTAAACCACCTTTATTTGAAGTCATAACATTTACCGACCCAGTTTGTGATATACCTACATTAAACAACTTTTTTCTCCTCATATGTAACTCCAGGAATATCATCTCTACCAATAATATTAGGAGTAGAATCTAATGGCTCTGGTGGTTCTAGTTTTGATTTTCTTGTAATCAACATGCTACCATTTGTTGTAGTAGAAACTAAAGGATCTTCCAATCTATGATACCCATAGAATTTTTGGTCATCTGGTACGTTAGTGTCAAGCAAAGATGAACTATGGGCTATATTAATTTTAATACCTTTTGTTGATGCTATAGCCAACCAAAACTCACAGCACCCTCTTCCAGCCTCAGCAAACGATACATTTTTGTGTGTAAAATCTATGCCATATAAATGAAGCTCTTTTATTTCCAAATATATAGCGTAAGCTAATGCATATGCGACTGTATTATTAAGATAAGCAAAGCCTACTTTTTTAAGAACTTTTTGTAAGGGATATTCAACTACATCAGGACATCTTTTATCCAACACACAAGAAAAAATTGGCACGTTTAATTTTACTTGTAGTCTTTCAGCCATTATATCTGTTTGATTTCCAGCGTTTGGAGTATCAAGAAATCTTGAGGGTGGATCCATCATAAAACATTTGTCGTGATAAATAACTGAAGACATGGAGTTTATCGCCCAAACTTCATCAAACTTTTCACTACGAACTCTACTTCTTATGTACTCAAAACCACTATTGCCCAGACCAACAATAGCAACGCTTTTAATTTTACTCATGTTTGTCTTTGTCTAATTAAACCTTCTCGAAAAGAATCAGAATAATTTCTACCTTCTGCATAATTCTTCAATCTTGAAAGAGACTCTAAAAATCTACCATTGTATAAGTCTAATATATCTTTCTCACCTTTCATAAAAGTATATGCTTCAACTAAAGTACCATATAATAAAGCATCTGGAGCATTCGTACTAATCCAAGTTGTTCCACTAGAGTCAGATGTAAGTGAGGTTGGTCTGTAATAATAATGTAATTCGGCTGTAAAATTAGCGTTTGGAGTGGGAGCTAATATAAAATTATCTACATCAAACTGTGCATAATACTTAGGGACTCCAGTAACAGTAGGGTCTGGATGAAACTCTTGTAAAAAGTTAACATCTTTTTGTAATAGAAAAACATTTGAACCACTACTAACTAAAGACAAAGAAAAGGTAGCCATATAATCACTAGGCTTCTGTAAAAATTTGTTACCAGAGGTTGTTGTACCCTCTACGTTTTTTCTAAAATAATCTAGATCAACTGTTTTAAATATTCTTTCTTCTGCATTTTTTATAAAAAAATCTAACTCACCTACAAAAGTGCTTTCATCATTTTCTGTCCAATCTTGTACAGATTGTTTTAATGTTGTTAAAGTAAAACTCATGACACACTCACTGTTACAGTTCCTAAAGAACTTGTTGCACTAAAACTTGATAACTCAGTTCCAATTAATCCTGAACCTGTATTAGTATATACTATAAATTTATTGTTATCATCTATTTCTTGGGGTCTTGGTTGATATAATGCTTGTGGCTCAAAAGGTGGTTTTCTGGGTGTAAGTTGTGGGTGTTTTCTTTCATATTCTGATCTATGAACTAAGTTACCATTCCACTCCATAACTCTTTCGCGATAAGGAAAAGCAAAACCCGACCTATCTGATATAAACTTAGATTTTTTTCCTAATGCGTATCTGCTCATATAAAACCATAATATGTACTACTTGGGGTTAATGATAAATTAGAACGATCTCTATCTTCGGCTGATGCTCTTTCAAACTCTTCTTCGTACATGGCTTTTAAAAGTTGCACACGCTCTGGAGCTCTTTTCATGGCTAGATAATACGCTAATCCAGCAGTTAAACAAGGATAAAACCTAAAAGGCACTTCCATAGTGTTTTTAGCTGTATCTGCATCTTGTATTCTAGTCAAAGCATCATAAACAAAAACATCTGTACTGTTTTCTGGTGTAGACCATAACTTTAATTTAGGTGTTATTTGTCTATCCAAAAAGTACTGGCTTGGTCTGCCAGTTTGTGATTTAGTTGGTATGTTTAAATATTGGTCACGACCTATTCTACTTATAGTAAAATCGGTGCTTCCTCGCCTTATAACAGCGTTTAGTACATCTATAAGATCGGTATTCAAATCATACTCAGCAGTACCCGAAGTCAAACTTTGTGTGCGTTGTTCTATAGTCCATTGATTTAATCCTCTATTAGCCCAATCAGCTAGAAGTATATTTATTGACCTTTTAGCTGTTTGTAAGTCATAGCCAGTACGAACTTCTAAGCCACAACGCTCAAAAGCTTCTTCAATATACTCAGCTACATCAAGCTCAAAGTTTGTAGAGGATGAAGTTGTCATTAACTATATGGACCTTTTACAACTTTGCCACCGTTAGCGAAACTTTTTTTCTTATTAGCACCACCACCCATAGCAAAACTTTTCTTTTTCATAGCACCACCACCCATCATTTTTTCTTTGTCGCCAGTAGCACCACCCATAGCATAGCTTTTTTTCTTCATCATTCTTTACTCTCCTTATAAAGATTATTAAATGTTACATCAGGATCCATATATTGTTCATGTTCCTCTGCATTATGAGTCCATTGACTCGGTTTAAAATCGGGAGCTCCCTCTCCAGTTTCCCAGAGTGCAGGGGATGTTACTCTTACCCTGTTGTTCGGCAAGGCAACAATGTTACCTGTCCAGTTGTCTGCCTTAATTAGTTGTATGACATGACTCTGCTTATGCTGAGCTGGATCATCCGACAAATCAGACTGACTATAATCTATTGTAAATAAATATTTCCCGATATGCAACTTATTATCTATTTTACATATCCATGGACTAACACTTACATAATCTAGCTTAACAACACTATGGTGGTGTGAACTACAATCCCAAGGTTGTGCAAAGCGTGGGTGCATAATATCTGGCATTGTGTCAAGTGGTATATCGGCTACTAGTGCAGTCAATGGCATTCTAGCCCACATAGCACCACCATGAACATTTGTTTCATCTGTGTCATCAACCTCACAACCAGTAAAAACCACTTGGAAGCCCAACGTTCTATCAGGCATTGTTGTTACAGCAAAAGCATGAGCGTGAATAAACTCACCTCTATATTTTTCATGATTATGGGTAAACTCTTTGCGTACCCAACATTTAAAAAATGGAATATTACTAACTAAATAAGGCATTAAGCTTTTTTCTTAACAGTGGTTTTTTTCTTTGGTTTTTTACCTTTGCCAAAGATATGAGCATCTACTTTCGCCGCTTTACCTCCAGTCAGTACAGAGTTTACACGAGCCATCGCCCATTGATTTGGTGTTGTTCCAGGACGATGTCCAGTTTTATAAGCGGCGAGTCCTTTATTGTAAACTTGTCTTAATTGTCCTGCTGTAACTTTTTTTCCTTTAGCTCTAGCTTTCTTTGCTTTTTCAGCTAGGGTTTTACTTACGTTTGCTGACACGTTTTTTCCTCCTTTTGCTTGGCATTAATCCCTTGTTGACTGCTCTAGCTCTTTCACTAAAACCTAATTTTTTACCAGTTCTAAGCTTTTTTCTTATTGTTTCTAGTTTTGCTACCATTTTTCTTTTTCATAGTTGCACCTTTAATAATATCACCGCGAGTTATTTTATTAAAAGGGGGTGTTAGTGACGCTAACTTTTTTTGTTTAGGTGTTAGTTTTTTCTTCATTTCTTTTTACCTCCATACATTTTTCTAAAGCGTTTGGTATATACAGATTCTTTAGTTTTTCTGCGTTTACCTTTTTTATCAAAATCTGTACTAAATTTATAAGCTGAGGGGTCGTTATCTGCTTTAGGTGCATTACGTTGTATTTCTTTACGACGTTTTGCCTTATCTACAGAAGATAATCCTTTTAAATATTTTGGAGGTATTTTACGTTTAGTTTTCTTTTTGGCAGGAGGCTTACTTATTTGTTTTGACATCTGTCCTCTTGTTATAGCCATTTATTTAACCTTTTGTAACATGCTATCTAATTTAGCTTCAACACGATGCACTGCATCCATAACTCTTTGCATATCATCTTTTGTATCACTTCTCGTAGCATAATCTTCACGTGTTCTGTTTAATAATATTTCAACTCTTTTTAACTCTTTTGCTTGGCTACCTAAAAACCACGCTCCTCCAGCTACAACTATACCAATTAAAGTATCAATAATGTGTACTAAGTCCATATTTACCATGCCTTACAAGACCAATACCTAGCACTAAATTTATCTTTTGCAGTATCACATCTGTGTCTTGCTCTAAAAGATTTCCTACGTGCTGGTTGATCTTTTTTTATAGACATATTTGGGTCACCAAATCGGACTAATTTTATTTGTGTTCCTTTTTTTGCTAATACCGCAGATTTTTTTGGACCTCCAGGAGTTTTCTTAGGTTTGTTAAATCCAGGAAAAGTTTCCCCTCGGTAAGTAATTTTACCTGAGGGGGTTCTTTTTACGTCCTTAGTAGTAGCCATTAACTATACTCTTTTTTGACTTGTAGTATCACAGTGTATGTATCAGCACTAGAATGCCCTACTGTGGTAAATTGTATATCACCAGTTTTACCTGATCCTGCATTATTTGGTAATCCTCCAAATATTGAATAATCATGATAACCACTTTGGTTTTCACCTAGTTCAATACAAAACACATCGCTAGTTGCGTCAAACAAAATTTGCACTTTCATACCGTTACATTGCCACCAAATTTTTTCTATAGTGGCTCCAGTACAAGCTTGACCAAGAGAATTATTAGATAAGGCACTTACATCTACCTTTGTAACAGCACTTTCACCAGTGCCGTCTGACACGTTTGTGAATTTTAATACTGCCTTGCTACTACCATCTATGATAGTTTGTGAGGTTACTGCATCTGCCATATAATCCTCCTATTATTGATCAGCAAAAGTTGGAGCAGTCGCTGAGGTTACATTACCAAATATTTGATAATTAGTTGTGTTTAAACCCATTATAGTAATATCAAATCCAGCAGGAACATTTATTTGTATGCTACTGTTTGAGTTACCGTCAGAAAAAACAGAACTAATAGCATTGTCAGAATCCAAAAATGTAACTCCACCAATATAAAAATTTGTGTTTCCTGGAGTTACTATGATAGCATCTGTGCCATCAGCCGCTCCTCCTGCATAAACAAATCTAAACATAGATCCAGCTATTGGTGCTGGAAGTGTATAAGTATTGTCTTGACTTCCATCTGGAACAAGTAAAATTCTACCACTATGGGTAGCATTAGTAAGAGTAACGTTACCATCAGATAAACTTACTGGACCGTCGCCCAAAGTAATTACTTCTGTAATAGTGCCAGTTGAAGCATTCTTACTAATTGTTTTCATTGTAGTTTCAGATCTTAAGGGACCTGTAAAAGTTGTATTAGCCATATTAATCTCCTTGTCTTGGCTTTGTCGGGTATATTCCCGTCAAGGTATAAAAACTATAACATAAAAAAAGAGCGACTGTAAAGTCGCTCCTTAGTCTTCAAGGGGATCCTTGAATTAAGCTCCTGGAGAGCCAAATACACAACGAGGGTCTGATACGCCAAAGCTGTATCTTTCTCTTGCTTTATATCTAACATTACCAGTATCAAAATCGCCTTCCATTGATGTTGCAATCCCAGCTCTTTCAAAATGTTTAAAACCATTTGGTGAGTCTGTTTTAATGAAAAATGCGTCTGTATCTGTAAGGAAATGGTTAACCACATAACCATCAGGTAACATACCCATATTTCTATGTGCATTGACATCATTGTCAGCAGTTCCTGGACGTAAATTACTTGCCATTAATCTTTCAGCTACAAACTGTAAGTTCACTGGAATAATTAATTTACGACCCATCAAAGCTATTCTCATACCCCTTTCATCTGTAAATCCGGAGATATCAATTAGAGATTGCTCTAATGATGTTTCATTCAAGTCAGCCGCAGTTGATAACTCGTTTCTGAATGTGCCACCACCTGAAGTTGGATGATCTGTAGCACAAAGCTCCTTACCATCACCAAAGGTAAAACCACTATCAAAAGCATTGTTTAAAATACTCGCCGCTTTGACTTGTTTTGTGTTGGACATAGATCTTGCTAATGCTCTTGTATATCTACTGGAAAGTCTATCATAAAGATTATCTTCTATAGCCTCTTCAGTAATTGCAAAAGCCAGAGCTATCGTTTCATGAGTATATCTAGCAGTGAATGATTCATTCGCAGTATCAAAGGAAACAGCAGCTCCCTCTGCTTTTTCTGGTGCAGTACCAAACCCTACTAACATTACCTCTTCTTCAAAAGCTCTGTCAGAAGTTTCTGTCTCAAATATTTCGGCATGTTCATTTTCATACCTGTCGTACTCCATGCCAAATAGAGCGTTCAATCCTGGCTCTAATTCCTTAAGGAGTTGTGATCTTGCAATAGCCATTATACCCTCCTATACGCCAGTTGTTGCAGTATGAAATGGTAAATTAAGTTTTACCAAAAAGATAACTCCAGCTGAGGTAACATCAATATCAGTGAAGTCATCCTTAATACCAATGATTCTAAAGTTATCTGTTGCTGTAGTTGCTATTGTGGATACAGCTAGTTCACCGATAGATTTACCAGTTGAACCATTTTCTGAACCGAATCCAGTGCCTTCTGCGTTGGAATGCACAGCACTTTGTGCAGTCGCCGCATCTGTTAAAGAAGCATCCGCTTGAATCTCATACACTTGGTTTGGGTTATCATAAACATGAACCGTCGCCTCTGTGCCTGATTTAATTGCAGACGTTCCTGGATAATGATTGTCAAAACGAGGTTTCCCGTTTAGATCAATATATTCACATCCGTTCATAACGCCTAAGATTGCCACACTACCACCGTCTGCCGCTGAAACGTCGACTAATCCATTTGATAATGGAATGACCATATCACCTTGAAAAATTGAACTAGATGATCCAGCCGTCGCCGCTGTCTGTACTTTGTACTTCGTCAGCCCCATTGAGTTTGGTGCAGAACCTAATAAGTTATGAGGACGTAAACCAAAAGGGGCATCAATATTTGTAGCCATTTTTGTCTCCTATTCTCATAAGTTAAAGTTATTTGGAACTAGTTGCCTTTGCTCCAAAGGTTACACGACTTTGCCGTTCT